ACTGTACATATTGTATCATTATGATTTGAACCATGACTGACCAAAAGTATTTCTATTATTTCAAATCCTTTTGTTTTACCAATACCATTGCTATTCCAACCAAACGAAATGCAGACTCCATTTGGTTTCAAAATTTTTGCAATCTTTGCTTTTCTTTTTGAATAAAACCTGGATTGTGTTTGTTCCTGTGTCATCTTTAGTCCAATGCTTTGATATGATTCTTTCATTTGTCTTGGTGAGTATGGTGGATCAAATAAAACACCATCAACATAATTTGATTCAAACATATTCAAAAAGTCCAATGATTCAAGATTGTAATCAGTATTGAAATTTGTATTCAAATCATTTGTGATACATTTGAATTGGTTTGTTCTTGCAAATGGATCAATCCAAATTTTGTTTGAATCCATATACTTTTCTATTAATTCATGTATTGGTTTGATTTTGAATGTATTTTTGTTTGGCATTGCCCAAACTCTATTTATTTTCATGATGTGTGCCTCGTTAGGGGTTCAGGTGAATCTAAATCTGCGACCCTTCTTATTTAATGCTTTTCGTGCATCTTCGAACAACTGTTTGTCTGCTGTCTCCACTGTGCGACCTTTGGCAAGAAATGAATATATTCTGGCTCGTGCCCATTGGTCTTGAGTTGCACCAGGTCTGTGTCCAACTGCCCATGCAGCCAATCCTTTTTCATATACTTCTTGAATGATTGGTCTTGGAATCTCTGTCACTCTAGCAACTGCTTTTATGAATCGTTCTCTGGTGCTGCCTGTTCCTTTTGTTGTTTCTTCTTGGATAGTTTCACGCAGTCCAGTTTCAGCAATCCGCTTGGTGTATTTGCTTGGTTTGGTCTTGGCCTTTGCATCTCCTGGCAATGGCTTGAATGATTCTTTGCCCTTCAATCTTTTCCGAATCTCTGCGCGCCTTCGGTCTTTTGTTGATTCTCCAAGACCTTTGGTGTATTTCTTTGGGACTTTGGCAGCCATTATTTCACCTCATCATCAAGTATCTGCAATCCATTCTTTTCGAGTGGTTGAATGTGAATGCAGAAGTGTTTGAATGCTTGGATGTAGTCCATTGACTCCAGCAATATATCCATGATGATTGTGAATGAATAGACAACATTCTTTTCATCAATGATTGCTTTGTCAAACTTTGCATCCAGTTTCACTTTCTTCTTCTTCTGTTTGTTCTTCTTTTAGGTTTGGTTCCAGTCTTCTTCTTCTTTGGCTTCATGTAATACATTATCTTCTCCTCCTAAGATTCTTGCGTTTTGTTCGTTTCATGTATGCATCCATTCTTTGTCTTCTGGTCTGCCTTTTCTGTTTTGGCTGTCTTGGTATTGGCAACTCTCCATCTTTGAACATTCTGAAAGCTATTGCAGTGGCCTGATCTTGTGGAAAACCTTCACGCATCAACCGGACAATCTTTCTTGATATAGCATAGTTCTCAATTTCTGTTCGTTTTGCCATATCAAATCCACTCCCAATCATCATCAGAGTCTTCATCACTCTGACATGTTTCCAACTGCAGCTGCTGTTCTTGAAGCACATCCAAAGCAATCCGGATGAAGTCAAGTGTCATTGGATGTTCTGCATGGTCATCAAACTCAACACCATCACCAGTGAAGTGAACCAACATGACATCATCACCATTCATGTACAAGTATCCACAACCATTATAGTGTGGATAGTCTGCACCATGCTTGTCAATCTTGATTTGAAATGCATCAGCAGCAGCAATGGGATCTATTGGCACAGGTGACTTGATGCCCCTTAACAACATTCTAACCAGTTCAGATATGTTACTCTCAGTTATACTCATATGTGAAGAGTAACACATAAAATCAAGTTTAACTATTCATATCAGGACAACAATCATGCCAACAATCACAGTGCCAAAAAGAATCCAACTGATTGCAAACAGAGCCATTGAATACAATCTGTCACTGCCCATCTCAAAAAGAGCATCATACAAAGACCAAAATAACAAACGAGTTCCAGGAACGGGAATGCGTACAGCACGCAGGTTGTCTAGTGGAAAAGTAGACTTGGAACAACTGAGATTGATGGATGCATGGTTTGCCAGACATGGTGAATCTAAAGCTGAAGCGAAGGCAAGACAGGACAAAACATCCAAAGCAGCCATTGCATTTGCTCTTTGGGGGGGTCGGGATGGTCAAAGATGGGTCAAGCGTGCCATCAAAGAACTGGAATCAAAGTGACCAATACACCACAATTGCCAAGAAATACACGTAAATACACGTAAATACACCAGAATACAGATACCTGTATTATCATTTTGATCCGTTACTATCGAGTATATAGGGTATTATATATATATAATAGGTTAAAATCAATCAAAAATTTTTGAGTAATCACATATATATTATATGAACTAGAACAGTGACCATGAGAAATGGACTGAAATATGGTCATTGACTAGGTTCAACCAGTTGTATGGATATATTTTGGTGGTGTATTTTGGTGTATTTTCACTGCAATCTGGTGTATTGATTCACATAAAAATAGTAATTTAGTTGATTCAGAGATCAAAATGGTTGGATTCACATTTGATTGTGAATTGCTTTTGGTTTCTAAAATGGAAAAGGGTAGCCCACCAACCAAGCAAGCTACCCAAAACAACCATCTAAACTTTCTATACAAACTGATTGCCCCAGTTCATTTACAATATAACTGATTCAATCCTGTTTGGCTCTCCACATTCTGCATTTGTTCTTGCTTGAGTAGAACTGTTCATATCCACAGTCTCTGCATATCTGTGCAATGCGTTTTGTAAATCCTTGATGTTGATTTGCTGCAGACAGATTAAGAAAATCCATAATTTGTGTTGTGGTAGCATATCCACCGTTCTGCTTAATACAGTCCAAGACTTTGACTGTCCAAGCATCATCAAGAATGAACGCTTGTTGATACTCCATCAACCTGTCTTCACTCTCTTCAGTCAACCACCAAAGTTCTCCTTGATTGTACCAGTGCAATGCTTCAGCCCACAACTGATTGCGATTGTTCACAATGTATTCAGTGTCAATCTTATCTGTAATCTCCACAATCCAAAATCTGCGTTCTGGACCATCAGACAAGAACTGATAATCATTTGTCGATGCTGTGAACACTGTTCTTCTCTGTCTCTGAACTGGCATCTTGGCATATGCTGGTCTGTATCTGTCACTGGCTGAAGTTAGAAATTGTTTTGCATTCGCAGCTGTCTTTCCTTGAAGTGCATGCATTTCTGCCAACTCCCAAATCCAAACACCAGATTGATGCAACAGTTCATATGAATCTTTGTGACTGATGTTAATGTTGGAATCACTGAACCATTCTTCACCGGCCAACAGTTTCAGTGCAGTTGATTTGCGCATTCCCTTTGGACCAACCAGAACCATGCATGTGTCCATCTTGCATCCAGGTTGCATCACTCTGGCAACACAACTAATGAACCATTTTGCTGACATCTCTGATACCAGTGCTTCAGTTCCATCAGGTGTCTTGGCATTCAAGATGTCTTCAAAGAATACATTGATTCTGTATTCTCCATCCCAGTCTGGAAGGTGCTGAATCCAGTCTTTGATTGGTTCAATGGTTCTTTCTTGGGCAACCATGATGACTGAAGCACGCAATGCTTTGTCTGTTACTCTGTATCTGTAGTGCTCCTCGAAGTTCAATGCAATGCGTTCCAATGTTACATCACTGACCATCTCACCATCAAGCAAGATTTGATCACTGTGTTCATTGTAGCAAAGTGATGCATATCTTGGGTCACTTCGGAGTATGCTGGCCGTGTTCCATCTACAGTTGACAGGTATCATGATGTTTGTTCCTCGTTTTGTTGATTTGCGTAACATGTCCCAAGTGTCAATGTCTGCTTCCGGTGGGTTGCCTTTGTCCTCCACCACCAGTCCAGTTGCTTCTTGTGCTAGTTCAATCAGTAGTTGTGTTCTTTCTTTTTGTGTCATGTGTTTCAATGTCATTTTTTGTCTCTTTTGTGGTTGGTTGTTTTGTTACTGGTCGGTATCATATCAGTTGTTCAAATCTGCCATACCATCCACATGAGTTTGCATGGTTGCAGGTTGGCCACTTGTATGAAGTTGGTATGGATGGGTCAAGACTGAAGTGTACACTATTTCGACCACATTGTGGACATTGTATGTACCTTGCTTCATTCCCTTGAATGGTTGCTGCGGTCTTATGCGCAAATGCAAGTCTGAAACTTGGGTCCATCATCACTTCAGAGATGGATGCTTTGCCATTGTTGTAAACCTTTGGAACATACTTTTTCTTGACTGGATGCTTGATAACAATGTTTTCATACTCGAGATTAAAAGGCCGGCCAACATTCCATGCAGTCTGATGAAAGTTTGGTGGGAACAATGGGTGTTGTGAAGTCATCTCTGGTGATGGTGGCATTGGCACACCATATCTGAAATATGCTCTGGCTCTGTCATTCAGTGCTGATGGGTCTGGTTCTCCTGCACCAACAATCACATCCCAAAGACCTTTGGCAGCAACACTGGCACGATTCCAATCATGTGCTGGAACTGGATGCAACAGAGGCAAGATGATTCTGTATTTGTGGTGGTTTGGTTTATGGCTGAAGCTGGTGTGGGCAATCACATTGTATTCATGGAACAACCTCCAAGTGTCAAATGGTGTGAATCCATCATCAATGTCATAAACGAGAAAATGTATCAGGTCGGCTGTTGCTCCACTTCTCCTGTTGTTTGTGAAGGTGGTTGGAGACCATAGAGACAAAGATTTCTTCTCTTTGATCATCTTGTCTCCATATTGGGTTGTGAATCCCTTGCACAGTTGTGCAAATGTCATTTTGTGTTGGTTTGCTCGGGTATCAGTTAAACTGGTAAAAGTGCTCAGTGTCCAGGTTGTTCTTGTGTTCATAGTGTGTATATCCTCCATTGTGTGTGTGGTTCTTCTGATTTGCTGCAGTACCAGTCTTCTGCATGAACACTGACAACTTGATTGTCATCGTTCCATGCTCCAGCTTTAGTCAACACATCCAGAACCATCTTGATCATATTGTCAATGTCTGGTTTGGTGACCTTTGGGATTCTTGCCACTGTGTCCTTTTTCCGGCTCAATCTGGCTGGTCTTTTGTGGCAAAATGACATGCTGACTTTGATTGGACCAGTGATTGGTTCATGGTCAATCTCAATACCCTTCAGCATTTCTCTTTGGTATTCAATAGACTTCTTTGGAGTATATGCACCCCATCTTGACATTCTAGGCCGACCCAATGCAACTGGGTCAGCGTGAAATGTTCCTTGACTGTGAAGTATCCAGTTCATCACTGCTCCAGTTCAATCTGTTCACACCAAACATCAAACATTGGAGCATATCCCATTGGTGAGATTGCAGCTGCAATGCGTTTTGCTGTGTGGATGGGTGGCCATGATTCACTGCGCATCCACTTGAAAATCACATATCTGGAGCAGTTTGCAACCGTTGCAATCTGTTCCACTGTCAAAGGACTGGATGCAATCTCCTGTCGGAGCATCATGCCAAACATTGGATTCATGAGTGCTTCCACTTTTCTCTTTGCCCAGTTCAAACAGTTCTGCTGGCTCTCAAAGTCAATGAAAATGTATTCTTGATGATTGTATTCCACTGTTGCTTGCCATACCCAGCAACCATATTGGTCATGGTGATAACGTGACAGCATACCCACCTGAACACCTGCAATCTTGATGGGCATATCATCAATCCTGTCACCAAACTTCAGGCGCGCTGCCACTCTTCCATGCTCTTTGATGTATTCTCTTATATTTCTCATTTGTTCTTTCCTCTCATTTCTGGTTGCACAATGATTTCATGATAGATGCTCCAGTGCTTCTCTGGTGGATACTGCAGCGTGATTTTGTTGATGATGTTCATCACTTGATGTTTGGTCAATGGCTCTTTCCCATCAAAGTATTGTTCCAACAGTACATGATGAATCAATGTTTTGCGTGCTAGATCAATGACACTCCAATCAAGTTCTGCCATGTATTTCTGGATTGTCTCTGGTGTGTTCATCATATCTCCATGTTGAACTGTTGTATTTGTACTTGTGTGAATGGTCTGTTTTCAATCAACCAATCTTGGAACTGTGGCCATGACAGTTCAGACAGGTCAAAAAGCTGAAGCGCATGATGCACAGCAGCATTGAAAGAGTGGAACACTTTGGATTCTGCATCACAGAATGGATTCAGAACCACAATCAATATGTAAATGATTTGTGTTGTCATACTCCAGCCATCCAGCAAAGGATTGCAAACGTGGTTGGAATCATCAGAAATGCACCAGTCACGATGATGTGACCAGTGATTGTGTCTTTGGTGTGCTTGTTCATTTTGAACCTCCTTATTTGTCAAATACAAGATACCCAGCAGCATCTTTCAAGTTGTGGAACTCTTTTGCCTTTTCTTCAGTCAAGCACATTGCACCAAACTGACCACTGAATGAAATACCAAAAATCTTCTTGGCTTTGCTTTGTGCCTTTCTTTTGGTTTCTGCTTTGATTATGACTTCAAGATAGTATTCTCTTTTACATTCTGCATTGAATCTGTTTTCGATGATATAGAACTTGTTCATTGTGTGCCTCTTTGATTGTTCATACACTTCATGTGCATGTTTATAAATATACACTATTCGTTCACATACATGCACAATAAAATGAAAATAAATAGTGTTATACTGTGGCCATGAATGTAATGAATCGAAAAGACCGAATGACATACGGTGAACAAAACTTTGAAAAGTGGATATTGCCATTGGTGCAAACTCGGTTTCCAGGTGTTTGGCACTCGTGCAATGGTGACCCATTGGATTATGAACATGGTATTGATTATGTGATCACAAATGGAGCACACACCACCACCATTGCAGCCAGAGTTTGGAAGGGAATGCCCAGACAACACTTTGCACTGAGATGGAAAAGGACCAGTGACCCATTCAGGAAACTGGAGTTGGACAGCAGATTGGATGCATTTCACTCAGGTGGTCTGTTGTCTGATTGGACCATTGAAGGCTTTTTCTTTCAAGGGAAATCATATATTGCCATGATTCCAACTGTGAAGCTGCTGACAGTTGTTGACCAGTATTTTGAATGTTTCCCAAGATTCATGGTTCAGAACAAGAATGACCACACCATTTTCAAGAAGATTTCTTTTCTGGATTATGGATTGGATGACCACATAATCAAGATTATTGAATCTCCTATTTGATGGAGTGTTTGATTTCCTTGACATCTTCCTTGATCACATCCACTTCACCACGTAGACTGGTGAGACTGGTTGTTAATGTGGTCAATCCTTCTTTGTATACTTCTCGATCTTGGTGGTGTGATTCCACAATGTTGTCAATCTGCTTCAGATGTCTGTCAACCCATTTGGGAAGGTGATTGGCCAACCATTTTCCAATGCCATAAATGGCCAGCAAACACAATGCCAGTGCTGCAACAGGTCCTGTCAGTGCTTGAATCATGATTTGTTCTGTCATTGCTTGTGCTCCCATTTGTTAAGGCCATGAGCCATACCCAAAGCAATCTGGGCTGCACCATAGGCATTCAACAAATCAATATGTGTGTCCATGAAGATGGGTTCACAGCATATTGCAACTGGTCTTCCAACTCCTTTGATTGTATAAAATGCATTCTTTGTCCAGTCATCCGGTTTGCACTCTATTCCTTTGAATGTTCTGATGGTCTTGATTGTGGAGCGCATCCCATCACAAAGGTCTTCAGCCAGTTCTTTTCCTGCGCTGCTGCGACAGTCATAGAAAAATGACCCATAATGACCACCACCAGCATTCAGATGCATGGCCAGATACACCATTGGTTCATCATATCTGCTGGCATATTCATTGACCCGTGCATGTCTGGATGCGTATGAACCATCACTGATGGGTATCACTTTGTGTCCCATTTGCAGCAATCTTTGTTCCAGAATCAGACTGATATAACCAGTCCAGTGCGCTTCTTGTTCATCACTTGTGATGTCTCCATCACCATTGATGTCTACAGCTGCACCCCTATCATCAATCTTGCTTGGTTTGCCTGCATGCTGTCTGTCTATAAATACTATCATGCGCACATTTTAACATCATTCAAGTGTCATTCATGCAAGTTGTCTGGCATTGACCATTGTGTTTTCTTCCATGTGCAGTACAAATCTCCACTTTCCACCACTCCAGCTTTTTCCAACAATCTGACATTTGTGTGCATCCAGTTGCAGATTTGTGCTGGTGAAGCTGATCACATCTCCAATCTGGAGATACCCAAACTGAGGAAAGGCGAACACTTCCACACCAAATGCACCCAATCCACTGATTCTGATTCTGTCTCTGGCTATCCTGTAGGCTGTGTGCAAATCCCAAACAAATGGAAGTTCCATCACCACTTCACGCAATCCAAACCGACTGAATGACAAATCACTGACTGGATCACGCTGTACAAATGGGTTCTGATTTCCAGTGTGCTGTGGATCAATGGAGATGCTTGCCAGATAGTGATCAAGTCTGGCTGTGTAGCAGTATTTGATGGTAACTTTGTTGATGGGGTCAACTGGCAATGGCTGCAGACCTGTCTGGACTTCAAACATTCCAGATTCCAGAATGTGGTGCTGTGGTCTGATTTGATCCTGAGTAAAATATAGATTCAATCTTGGTTCAATACCTTGTTCACCTGGAAAGACTTCAATAGGCAAATTTTTCACAATGTTCTGTCTATACCAATCCATAACCAATACACTTGGGTCATTCATGAATCCAGCAAACTTGTATCGGTTCAGAACTGGCAGCAATCCAATCCATGCTTCTCTGTTGTATTCCAGTCCACTGCGCTCTAGACAAAATATGGAGAGATTCCCACCACCAGACAGACTTTGTCCGGTCAATGGGTCTTGGATGCCTTCACCATATTCACCCCAGCTGCACCAGAATGTCTGATCTTCATCCAGTCCAGGTACAAAGGAATTATCTTCAATCACATGGCCAACTTTGTATGTGGTGAATGAATACCGATTGCCATCAGCATTCAAAGCAGTTGACACATTATTGACAAAGTTTCCACCAGCATCATCAAAGATTCTGATGCGACTTGCACCCACTTCACCCATTGCAATGATCAAAGTGATTTCAATGGCTGCACCGGAACCAGTTGCATCAATGATGTATGCTGGAGTCACTTTGGCATCACTTATGGTCTCAAATCTTGCACTACCGGAAGACCTGAGTGGCCAGTTTCCAACCTGTCCAAACACAAATGGAACATATTGCCCAACAGGAACATCAATGATTTTACCCAAAGTCGCTGCACGTTGGTCGAGTCCTGGAAAGACAAATGGATCAATTTCAAATGAGTTATCCAGCAGTTTCTTTTGAATCAGATTGGTGCTGTTCTCAATACTGAATATGATGTTGCCTGCTGGTTTTGTTGGAGTCCCAATGATTGGATCTTTGACCTTACCTGTGAACAACTGCACGCGGTCTTCATACTTGAAGAGTGTGCTGCCATCTTTGACAATAATCATGGACAGTTCTGCAGCAGCCAAATCCAAACTGCGGCCCTGCTTCCACTCTGCAATCCAATCAATGTCATTCCAAGTCAAGTCCAATGAAACACTGTTTGCATCAATGTTGAATCCAACAAACTCTGTCTGCTGGTCCACACTTGGATCACCAAGACCACCATTGTATCTGAATGTTTGATTGGTCTGTGCATCAATCAAATCAATGGGCACAGTGCTGAACCGGTATGTCATTCCAAGCCAGTCAACATCTAACAAAAAGCAGATTTCTCCACCTGATGCATCATCTGGATGTATCATTATTCAATCTCCACTAGATTCACTGTAGACAATCTGAACAGTTCATCAGTTTCTTCATCTCCAAGAACAGAATCCATTGTGACTGCTCCAGTCATTCTGACCAGTGCTTGATTGTGGTATCTGTTGAAAAGTTCACTGGCATCTTCACCAGTCTGCTTTGTTAATGAAGGCAGATACACCATTGGTCTTTGTTCTGACATGTATTGTGCTATTCCAACCATACCAAAGACAGCATCTCCATAATGTGCAACTGGTCTTGCATCAGCATGTGTGGAGTATTGCCAATAGTCTGGATTCAGTGCCATGATGTCTCTAGTATCCACTGGTTCTGTCCATCCTATTCTGAAGCTGCGCCGGCCATCAGACATCTTGCGTGCATAGTATTGGCCATCATTGGTTTCATATGCTTGAACATTGGCATCAAAACTGATTGTGCGACCCCTTTGATACTGTGGTGCCATGAAATACACATTGCCAAACACCATGCACCCTATTTGATAGTATCCTTCAAGTGTGCTCTGGTTGTCAATCTCGATTGCAAAGGCTATTCCACCAGCACCAGCAGCATTCTGGAACAGGTCTGCAACCAATGTGATGCTGGTTGGCATCAGTTTCAGTGTTCCACTGGTTGGAAGTGTACTTGGATCTGTCAGTGCTGTGTCAATCACCAGAACTGTCTGCTTGGAGTCTGATGCATCACTGAAAAGACCTTCACTGTTTTGCTTGATTTGTACAATGTGTGTATCATCACCAGATGTCAGTTCTGCTCTCCATCCGTTTGCTTCATTGTATTTCAAGTAGAAATCTTTGGATGATGTACTGGAATACAATGTGGATCCATCACGTTTGAAGGAACCAACCAGACCAGTGCTGGAATCAATCGTTGCTAGATCATCCCAACTGGCTCCATTCCATGAACGCAGTTTTCCAGTTCTCCAGTTGATGTTGGAAAGATGCACACCCACCACATCAGACAGGCCCAATGATTTTGCAGTGGCCTGCACAACTGGATCTGTAAAAAATGCAATCCGTTCTGCTGCTGAATCATTCTTGCTTCTCCAGACAACTCTTGGAGACAGTGAAACATCATAAAAGATGTGCTCCACTGGGAAGTCAAAGCGCGGTTTGATGGTGTACTGGTCTTCTGCGCGCGCTGGACTGTCCTTTGCAGACAACAACAAACCTTCATCAATGTATGTGAATGAGCCATAAGTTGGATACACTGCACCGCGTGAATCTGTGTTTGGTTTTCCATTGGAGCCATCAGACACATGCATTTCACTCCAATAAGATTCAAACCCAATGAAACCACTGATGGCCAAATGGCCCCATTCCATAGTTCCTGATAGTCCAGCTGGCTGTGTTCCTAATGTCACTGCTGTTTCAGTCCATTTCTTTGCTTGCTTTTCATCCCATTCACGATGATACACCTTCACATCAGTTGCATCTTGAAAAACCATGAACTCATGTGTCTTGGTCATGTCCAGATTGATTGTGGAAAGTGTCCCAGAGTGGTCACGAATTACAAACTTGGTTGTTCCAAATCGGAGATTCAATGAATAAGAGTTTGCACCATCAGTGTTTTGAATCTTCCAACAGATAAAATCATTTGAAACATTGTCACCATCTTCAACACGTAATTTGAATCTGTAAAACTGACTGAAAAATATGTTTCCTTGATAGGTGTATTCTTTTATTTGTGTGGATGTGGTGCTGATTTGCAATCCTTCTTCTGCAATCGTTGCTGTTCCAGTACCGGAAGTTGTATAATCTGCACTCGTGTCTGGTGTCTGATTGTGCACCCAGTTGTCTTCAAATCCTTCATACTGGTTGCGCGCTGGCTGTGTGACCAGTTCTGGATGCTGCACATTGGACCATCCACCAAACATCATTCCAGCAATGGATTGCTTGGTTGTGAGCATCAACATTGCGCGCCCCTCCCACACAACAGCCTTCAGATTCTTGATCAATGTGCTGGAGTTTGGGCCATACATCAAACCAGTGTTCACTCCTGGAGTGTTTGTCTGTGCAATGAACTCCCATGATTCACCTAAATCATCCGATACAAAACCATATATGTCATTGCTGGTGTCTCTAGCTGCAACAAAGATTCTTTCATTCTGAAACCAAATGGCAACTGACCCATCCAGCAATGTGGTTCCAGTTTGGGTTGCAAATGTCTTGGCACCACTCGATATGTTAACTTCATTTTCAGTGGTGTATGTTCCTGTTGCTGCTGCGATACCTGGAAAAGGGACTTTCAAAAAGCTGATTGTGTCTGTTGCTGATACATAAGCAAATCCAATCTGTCCATCAGGCAATGCACATGCACTTGGAAATGCATGATCTTCACCATGATTGCCCAGTGTGAAAAAGCTTGTTCCACTGTCTCTGGAGACAAACTGAACCATTGCATTTCTGCCCAGTGCAGTCACCTTTGAACGTGTGCCAACCATCAATGTCACTATGTCATCAGATACAATCAGTTGCGTGGTATCAATATGAACACCACTTGCACCCACCAATATATCATTGTCAACCATCGCCCTGCGGCTGATTTGAGTCCAGTTGTCTCCACCATCATGAGACCTCCACACAAAGAGATTCACTTGATCGACTTGGGTATAATCGAAGTAACAAACCAACAGACTCCCATCTTTCAGTTCACAGATTGCTGGTTTTGCTGTGGTGTTTGGTGAACCAGATATAGTTGCTGTCAACAAAGTTTGCAACAACTCTGGTGCTGCATTTCGTTTCTGTCTACGTACTGCAATGGTATACAATCCACCAATCTCCAGTTCAGAGACCCAAAACAATGTTCCATCATCAGTTGTGCATGCACCATAATCATCAAAGAAACTGGTACCACTTCCAAAACTGAAATACTTCCAATCCGTTATAACATTGTTGCTATTTTGTCCTAACTTGATGGAGTCTGAACCAAACCAACCGAATGAAGCTTTTTCACCTGGTGTCCCACCTTCGATGGTTTCAACAGTGATGGATTCAGATTGTTCACCGGCCATTGCCAAAGTCAATCCAGTGAATGATTGAACCGGCTTGGCAACTCCTGCACGGGGGTTCTGTTGGCTGAATGTGCTTTGTGCAGTCCAAATGTTATCTGATGTGATGTTGACAGTTGGCAGAATGAATCCACGCATCTTGTCTGGTGTTGTATTTGTTCCCATTTTAATATGCTCTCAATCCGGTTTGTATTGGGGCTCTGAAGCCTATTTCTTTTGCGAATCTGCCAAAGTGCTTGAATGGTTGTATCACAACCACTTTGCTGTCACCAATGTTGCCTTCTTGAAGTTGCTGCACACCTTCTTCACCACCAATGCGCTGCACTGTTGCACGGTCCAAAACTGCTTCACCTTGAAGCACTCGTGCACCCATTTCATCTGGTGCCATACCCCCCATGTGAAATGAAGGTGGCTTCTGTCCCATCACTATTGCTGTTTGTGCTGCGCCTGTTGCCAATGCAAGTGCTGTTTTGATTGCGTTGAATGGTGCTATCAATTTTTGTGCTGCTGCAACTGCTTCTGCAGTGCTCATTGCAATATCAGCTATTGCCATTCCTTTTCTAAATCTAAATAGTGACAATTGTTGTTTTTTGTCTTGTTCAAAAGCCTGTCTTTCAATCTTTGACATCTCCATCAACTCTTTCTGCTTTTCAAGTTGTTGTTCAACATCAATCTGATTGTTTTCAATTCGTTGTTCAGCAAAGTCACCAAGCACTTTGCCTAATTCAATAGCTTGTTCAAGACTTTGTTTGGCACCTTCTTTTCTTTTTTCTTTAAGTTCTTCCAATCTGTCAAGTTGTCTTTGGTGAGTTGCTTCTTTGATGATGTCTTCTGCAAGTGCTGTGTCACCACTGACCTTTCCAAGTTCTCTGATTCTGTCCATTTCCCTTTGAAAGTTCAAAAAATCTCTTTGTTCATCATTCAAACCAGTTTCTTCTGAAAGTTTATCAAGGTCTTTCAATGCAGATTGTTGTTTATTGAATCTTTCATTCATCAATGCAATCAAATTGCGGACATCATCCAATTCTTCTTTTGCATTATCTTTTCTTTTCTTTTGGAGTTTTGTAGATTCCTTATCAATGTCTTTTTGTTCTTCTTTGACACGCTTGGTTTCATTTTCATGCTCTTGTATCTGCATAGCCATGTCAACTGCTTGTTTTTGATGACCAACAATGATTTCCAATCCTTTTTCTTGTTTTGCAATCTCATTGTTTAGTGAATCTCGAATCTTCGCCAGTTCAACATTCAAAGCCAAATCATGCTTTGTCAGGTCAATGGTTTTGTTCACACCTTTGGTCAACAGCTGCAGATTGTTCAACCGTTCTTTTTCAGCATCAGACAACAATCTTGCATCTTTGATTGATCCCAAGTTTGATTGCATCATGCTATTTATCAACTGCAGTTCTTCTTTCCTGCCATCAATCACACTCTGTTGCTGGTCAATGTTGGTTTGGAACATTGCTTTGGTATTGCGTTCAGTCTGCTTCAATGCAAGTTCATATTCAGTAATTTGGCCAGTTAATACAGCATATTCATCTTGTATTTCACCAAGTTTGTTCAATGAATCTGTGAAGTTTGCTTGCAACTCTTTATATGAATCACTTAAACTTTTCTGGGCTTCTCTCAAATCCAATGTGAGTTGCTTGGCCTTTTCAATCTCCTGCTGATAGGCCATGTATCCAAGTGTCAATGTTCCAACAGTTGCAGCTAGTGCAACAACAACAGGATTCAATGCAGCAAATGACATTGTGAGACCTTCAGTGACTGCAAATGCATCAGCAATGCCATCAGCAGCTTCAGCCAACTGTGGATTCACTCCACGCAATGCAAGACCAATGGAACTGAATCCACGATCAATATCACCACTGGCATCACCAACACGCTCCAATCTTTCTTCTGCACGCCTTGCAGAGTCTCCAAGTTCATCAAACTGGTGTGCACCTCTGGCCGCTGCTTGTGCTGCATCTTTTGCTGCTTTCTTTGATGCATCAGCAGATTTCTTTGCAGCCTTTTCAGCCTGTTTCAGTTGCCTGTCTAAAGCTGCAACCATCTTTTTGGCTTCTTGGTCTGTAACATTGGGTATGGTCTTTAGTTTTGCCAACAAATCATTCAGATTGGCTTTATAACTAATTTCAATACTTTTCTTTTGTTCTGCCATGAATCACACTCGCTTCATCAAATCATTTGACAAGGCTTTCACAACCTTGTTTGCAGTTTTTCTGTGTGGTTTCACAAGGGTTTCATCAGCAACCCTTCGACCAGTTGGTTGAATAATGTCTTGTCTTCTCCAGTTCTCAGAGTCCACACCATATCTGATTACATAACTATATGGAGCAGAGTTCTTCAAAAAAACAATGAAGTTTCCATTTGCATCCACTGACATTCCACGCTTGAATTTTTTGTATGATTCCAAAGATGTCTTCTTTGAAAATACCACTTTGCCTTCACTATCCCTGCGAATCTGTGGTTTTCTTTTGGGCCATTCTCGCACAGCCTCTTTTTCAATGCGCTTCAGTTCTGCATCCATGATGGCTTCAGCACCAGGAGCAACAGTCTTCAAGAATCCCATGAACATATCTTGCATGTCTTCTTGAATGGTCACTGTTGCATTTCCTGATGTGTATTTCTTCACGGCTGAATCCTTTTCTTGATCATTGCTTCCATTTTAGCCATTTTTATGGCGTGTTGTCTATCCTTCTTTTCTTCAGGAGATTCACAGTGCAATCTATATTCAGCCAATACTTTTATTTGTGTCGATGTTTCCAATGTATAAAACCAATCTGGAGCTTGATTCCATCTTTGGGCTATGCGCATGACCATCAAATCAAACGCACCCCACCGACTTATCAAAAATTTGCAGTGTCTTCCACTTCATCTTCAGTTGGTATGATTTTACCCATTTCAACCAGCACTGCAGAACCTTGCTGATATATTTGTGCAGGAGTCATACCAGCATCCAACATCCGGTCCAAACACTTGAACCCAAATGTGATTGGGTCACCAGTGGCAACTGGATATGCTGGAAGACATTTGGCATGATTCACACCAACTGCAATTGCAGCTGCGCACAATCTTCCCAACTGTGCTCTGTTTGGTTCTGAACCCCATATGCTGACAAAGTCAAGACACACAGCAATTGATTTTGGCAGAACAACTTCATGTTCTCCAAGTTTCTTCAAATCTACTTTCATTTTGCACCTCTGATTCTATGAAAGTTGGGCTATCCATCGGATAACCCAAAGTTTTTTGAAATTTCAGACTGTCGATTATGACAACTGATTCACACCACCATAACAAGTGAAGTTCAATGTGAATGCACTTGGGTCACCTTCAGCAAAGTCCAATGCACAAACACACTTGGACAAACCAACAATGTGATCACCGGAATCACCAAAGTCAGTACCTTCAGCAGTGTAACGGATGTCAATACAATAGTGCTCAACAAATGGTGTTCCAGCATCTCCAGTTGAGATGTTACCAGCATATGCACCTGATTGATTGATGAAGTCACGAACAGAACCAACATCAGCACTTGTGAACTCTCTAAAGTGGAAGCTGAATGAACCTGTGATTGCTTGTTCATCTTGTTTGCGGATTGTAGCAAATGAACCGCGATCCATTACAACCAGTTCACTGAACTGCTGTGGTTGTGAGAATGAGAAATTACCATCTTCAAAAGCAACTTCAAGAACAACTGGTGAACCAGTTCCATCAATCAGTTCAATCTTTCCATCTCGTTTTGTTTTGGGTATATTTGAATAAGCCATTTCAGCTCCTGTTTATTGTGTGTAAGGTTATGAAGTCGATGTATATTAACATATATTCTTGGGAGTCTGTGACATCACGTGTGCTGGATACGTAGCGCACTGTGAACTCATTTTTGGGTGATGAATAAACACCCAAACATGCAGCAATGATTTCTTCTTCTTGGTCCATTGCCAAATCATAATCAGTTGGGTAAATGTCCAATGGTCGCAGTCTATATGAGAATACCACTTGGACAGGTGTGCTGATATATTGTCCAACTGCACTGCGTTGCCTTTCTTCCATTGCTGTACTTGATGCCATTGAAACAGAGAATGCCAAGTGTGCAACAGTGTTTTCAGTCCTTCCAAAAAAGTCTGGAGTGTGCTTGGACTCCTTGAATCCACTGATGGCAGCAATCTTTTCTGCAAATGCCTGTCTTATTTGGCTCAGTTTCATCTTCTTCGACCTGCTCTGAACCGGTAAAATGTTCCAGGTTGTGTGGTGTAAATCACTGGCTGTTTTGCTTGTCTTTTGTTTGGTTGGTCACTTTGGCCATCATGGTCATAATCATACACAAAGTTGATTTGTTTCCATTCATGGGTGTATTGCTTGAAGTGTTCACTTGCTAGGTCTAAATATCGCCCGTTGGACTGTCCAAGACTGGAGTGAAAGTCTCTGAATATATAATACAAAGTCAAGTTCTGATGTGCAGACCGGAATGCTTCAGGAGACATCACCAAGTATTCAAGTCCACCACCTTCAGTCCTCATCTTCTGAATCATTGTATACCATGCTTCATCAATGTATGTTTGGTAACTGGTCAAGCTGCTTGGTCTAATGTCTGCAAGTTGTGAATATGTGCTGGTCAAATCTCCATCACTGACAACTGGATACAATCTGCGCTTCACAATGGCTGCATTTCTTCTGAAGTTGTATGCTCCTCCAGAAAAGGTGATTTCCCATTCTTGCAAGTATCCTTCACCAAGATTCAGAGTGGATGCCAGATTGGATGAACTGTGTGTGAACTGGGAGATGTTTCCTGGAGATGTTCCAGCAGCTTCATCAACAATCTTTGTTCCATCAGGTGCAATCAGACTGTATCTGACATCTGATGGAACCACCAATGCACCATCTCTGAAGACTGGAAGTGTTGTCAGTTGTGACTTTCCACGTTCCAACAGTTCTGGAACCTTGATTTGTGGTGCATATGGTGTTGAATCACTCATTGTTGAAATCCTCGTATACTGCAAGGCCTCTTTTTTTATAGTCAGCAATAAATGCTTTCATATCCTTCACTGTATCACGTATCGCATCCAGTTTGGATTTCATTTCTGGCAAGTGTTGTTGCTTAACCAAATTATCAACAATCCTTCCACCTTCATTCTGTGTCACTGCCAGTTCCCAAAAATGAACTTCAGGAGTTCCAAGAATGTTGGAACGCAGCAGATTCACAGACCAGAGATGCAATCCATCAGTATCCATCTTTTCAATCAGTCGATTGGCCACAACTCTGACATTCATCCATTTTGGAACGTGATATCGACCACCTCGCACTTGATACACATGCATGTAATCAAATTTGGCTGGGTCCAAATATACCCAACCTTCTTGCTGCAGTTTTCCTATTCTGGAACCTGCGTTGCCAATCTCACCAGAGATTTGTTGTATACCGTTCACACCTGGAATGACTCTTTCCATTCTCAAATGTGGCACAAAGAATCCTTTGCGTTTTGTAACTGTTTTAGCCTTTTCACCCTTGCCAGTAACAACTTTGACATCTCTATAGACAAAATGCCAGTTGGTTGGATGCCATTTGTAGTAAAATGGATGATTGGGCTGTGCAGGCAGCAAAGTTTGTGCCTGCTGTGTCATGGGTTGCCATGATGTTGGTGTGATTTCCATTGTGTACCTCGTTGGAAAAAAGGTGGCAGCCTAGAAGACCACCACCATGATTGGATTGTGTCAGATTAAACTTTTGAGATCAAAAGACATCCACGATTGTCATCAATGATTGACATTCCCAAGTAAGCATGTCCAACAATCTTGGTCAATGCTTTGTCAGCTTGTCGATCCATTTCAATCATGACTTCTCCCATTTCCATTGATTCTGCAGAACCTGGAAGACCACTTGGCATTCCAGTAGCAAAACCAAGTGCACCAGCAGCAAACACAGCACCTTGATGGTCAGTTCCATCATTTGTGATGTATGAGGAAGTGTAGATTTCAACACCCATGAAATTTCCTTTGTAGTGACTTCCTTTGGCACTGATGGCATCATATGAAGCTGCGATGAACTGAAGGATACCAGATGTTTGACCCAAGATGCTGTCTTGAAGGTCAGCAAACTGCTTTGGATGCAACAATGCAACATATGGTCCAGGAGCACCCTTGCCACTGCTAGCTTTTTCCAGTTCTTGGATTGCAAGTAAGAACTTTCCAACATCTAAATCAGTGTTTGTTGTTCCTTGTACAGTTCCAAAGCCACCAACAGTTGCACCAGTCAACTTTGCAAACAAAGCATCATATGAAGCTGCGATTGAATCAGCAATGCGAAATGGATCGATGTCACCTGCGCCCAAACCAGTCATGGAAGCAAGGTCAGAAATTTCGTACGCTAAAGAATTTCTTTTGCATACTACATCAACAAATGCATCAGTCAAAGCAGAGTTTGATACAGCATCAATCTCAGTTGCACCTGTGAAGGCAGTAAAAGCATCAAAGCCATCAAGGCCTGCTTTACGTACGCGAATGGTATCTGAACCAAGTCCATTGATGCTGCCTACAAAGTCAACAAATGGAGTGTTTCGAAGGTTGGTTGAGTCAGTCAAGAGTAAACGAATCTCTTGGCTGATCATTTTGGAAAGTCGTAGATCCTCAGTTGGATTCGACAGATTTCTATTGGTTATTTCATTAGCCATGATTTACACCTATTAAGTAAAGGGTTTTATTGGATTGGTTTGGTGTGGACTTCTGCTGTTTCGGGTGCGACCCTTCCACTATCAAGATGTATTGTATATATTCTAAACGGTATATTCAGGTTATGCAAGTCGAAAAAAAACCCCACTGAGGACAGCAGGGAAAAGGGAGGCACAACCTTTTTTTTGGGGATCGATTACAAAGATACTACAATCTCAGCACCAGACACATTGATGACTGATTTCACTTTGACATTGTTTGCATCAACCAGCTGAACATCCAACTGAACCAAGTTGCCACTGGAATCATATGCAGACACATGAACAATCTTTTCACCAAGACCATGATTCAAAGTTGCAAAGGTGTTTGCAGTCAAGTTCTGTGGTGCAAAGGTTGAACGGAATGAAGACTTGGCCACCAATACTTGACCACTGGCAACAGTTGCCATGTTACCAGCTGCAGGATCAGCACTGATTGCTGCTTGTGCTCTGGCTGTGGTGAAGTAAAGATTTGATGAACCTTCAGAGATTACATCTGTATCAGCAGTCAAACTGATTTGACCATTTCCAGAGTTGTATGCAAGTCCAGAACCTGAAACACTGACAGCAGCACGAGCACGAGCATCAGTGAAATACAAGTTAGAGCCTTCAGATACATTTGAAGTGCTAGCATTCAAAGAGTAAACACCATCAGCATATGAAAGACCAGTTCCAGCGGCGAACTCTGCAAAGACTGCTGAAGCAGGCAAAGACAGTTTTCCAGTGCTGCTGTTGTAAGTCAACAACTGTGTATCTGGAGAAGAAACAGCATCCAAAGAGATTGCACCACGAGCACGAGCATCAGTGAAATACAGGTTTCCATTTTCTGCTACATCTGCAGTATCGATTGACATTGAGATGACACCTGTTCCGCTGTTGTATGACAGGATACTTCCAGCAACACTGATTGCACCACGAGCACGAGCATCAGTGAAGTAAAGATTTGATGAACCTTCAGAGATACCATCAGAATCAACATTTAACTGGTATGTTCCATTGCTGGAGTCATAGGAAAGACCAGAACCAGCAGCAAACAATGCACGAATCTCAGCTTGATCAGCAGTGAACTCACCAGTGCTTGCATTGTAGTTGATACCAGCAGAAGCAGACAAAGCAGCACGCACTTCAGCAGCTGTGACATCTCCACCTTCAATCTCTGCAAAGTCGGCATCCGTTCCAGCAGTTCCACCATTGTGAATGAAAGTCTGTGCACGGCCTGAAACACCAGTCAAGATGATGATGTCACCTTCTTGCTTTTCATCACCGGTTGTATAGTTTGCAGAGATCCAGTTTGCCAATGAAGTTTGACTGGTATCAACAGACACATCAGTGATGGTCAATGGCTTCAGTTTGAGTTTCTTGACTCCACCTTCAGTCACCAGTTCAGCATAGTTGGCTGAATCAGTAGCGATTCCAACAACACTGTTGGTCTCAAGGTAAGCTTTAGTAACTGCATGGTTGTCAGCAGAAGGGGATTGATTGAGTTGTACAACTCCTTCAAATACGTTTGTGGGTGCAAGGTATTGCATGATATTTTTCCTGTGTGGGAGTGGGTTAGATTGTGTTCAGTTGAACTGTTGGTATCTTATCTGATGAACACAGAACCAGTGGTTGCATTTGCGAAAGTCACCACAAGTTGATTCACAGAAACATGCTCCACATCAGCCATCACCAGTTCATTATTGATCAGAACTTGAACATTTGGAATATATCCAAGATTGTGATTGATGGTGACTTGTGTGGAGTTTACAAAAGTATGTTCCTTCGGTCTTGAAGGAAAAAAGACTGATTGTGCCATGTGTGCCCCTTGTTATTCTTCTTCAATGATTATGGTCACCTCTGCTGAAGCTGCAGACTTGGTTGCCACTTGATAAGTGTTGATTTGATTTGTACCACGTCCCTTTTTTATGGCTAGGTATCCAGCAGTTTGAATGAATGCTTTGCCCACTCCACTGGTTGATCCGCCTTCAGTCCCTTCAACTGATACAAAAATATCAGCAGTTTCACAACCTATTGTGATTGTTCTTCCTTTTGATGGAATAGTGACATCAGTCCAGGTCTGATTTGCAGTGAAGTTCTTGATGATTGGGAATGTGCTGATTGATTGATAGTTCTGTGCCATTATCGACCTCGACTTGGCCAAGCCTTTCTGATTGCATCTCTGTTTGCTTTGTAAAACTCGAAATCATCAGCACCACGATTCAAAAGATTTGTTGATTTCATTGGTGCTGGTGCTGTTCCAGTATTTGTCTTGGGTGCAATCAGTGCTGGTTGTTCTGCAACTGGTTCTGCTGGTGCAACTGGTTCTGCATCAGTTGCTGTGGTTGCTGGTGCTGCTGCTGTTTCAGTTTGGAGATGGTGTCGCAATGTCACTGGTGCTTTTGATGGGTCAGCCTTCATTGCTGCCAACCATTCATTCAATGCAGGTGCTTTGGAATCTCCTTTGGTGGCCTTTTCATATTGCCATTCCACCAGTTCACGCACTTCAGCATCCACAATACCCAAGTCAGCCATTGCAGTATGTCTGGAATAACGATTGTTTGCAGAATCCAGTTCTGATTCCAACTCCTGGACCCGTGTTGACAGTTTCTGAATCTTTTCCAGTTCTCCACTTTGATTGTCAAACTGTTCTTGAATCGCATTGGCTGCTTCTTCAGCTTGGATTGCTCGTGCAGACAACTTTTGGATTCTGTCTTTGAATGCATTTTCAATGTCTGACTTCAAAACAAATGTTTGTCCTTCATGTTCTATTGTTTTCATTTTGTGCCTCTTGTGCTCTTTGTTGTTGGTGGTTTATGTAATCTTTCAAGATTGCGATTGCAACGGGTTTATTGTCCCACTGCATTTCCTCTGGTATCTCCATAAAATCTGCCAATGTCCAGAATGGCAACCAATGGTCATACAATCTCATCATCTTTTGTGTGTTGGGATGGCTGAACTCATATTGACAATGTGGATGCACAATCCTGATGGTCTCCACCAGACAAATGTTGTGCATGGTTGACAACCATTCCACCTTTGCTGTCAATGGATCAAGACTGCTTCTGCATTGCTGGCATATGAGTGCTGGCATCATGTGAACTCCGCCCGTTCTCTGCGAATCTGCAACAAGTATTCTCTGGCTTCTTTTGGATCCATGTCATCATACATCATCATGACTGCAGTGACTGGAGAAATCAAACCAGCATTCATCTTTGCAATGATGTCTTCTCTTTGTGCTTGCATCTCTGTTGGTGTCAGTGGCATGCTGTGGTATGAAACACGGTATCCATCTTCTGGGAGATTGGTGCCAAGAAATCTATTGGATAACATTGCAGTTTTCGCCAACAGTTCTTCATCAGCCATCCGGAATACTGGAGCAAACTTCTTCTGTGCTTCACGTTGGCCAGCTTTAGAAACAGACAGACTGTATCCACTTCGCGGATCTCCATTTGATCTGGACAGTTCTGCAGGAGACAAACCAGCAGCCATTGCAACTCGCATTTCATATTTTGCAATCGACTCCAACAAATCATGTGGATCAGTTGCAATGCCAAATGAACCCACCATTGGTTGTCCCTGTGCATCTGGATCTTGGGTGAACACCAAAATGCTGGATGGGTCTGTGGAGATGGATGCACGGCGTGCAACACTGTTCTGGTCAATCTGAGACAAACCAGCCAAAGTCAATCCAGCGACATACTTCTGTGACCATGATGCTGACTTGACCAAATGTGTCCACATAGAATACAAAACTGCAGAAGTGAGTGAACCATAAACCATTTGACTCCCAAAATATGGATCCCATAAATAGCCAGTCTTTTCTGCATGGTACATCACAACTGGTATGAATGGAGTGTTGTTGGCATCTCTGTATGGGTATCCTTCTCCTTCATGAGTTGGATGGCCCATGTATGTTTCAGAGACATCTGCACCAAGTGTTCCATCTTGATTGATTTCAAACATTCCAAATCTGGGGTTGTCCATATCTCGGATGTCCAGAACATCAGCAACCCACACAAATCCTTTAGTTGATTTACGCAGTCTGTATTCTTGATAGTACACTGGAACATCTGGTTGGTCTGGATGCGCTTCACAATATACAAGGTCTGGAGTCACCAATCTGTATTGTATTCCTGGCACTCGTGCAGGCATATTCTGTGTGTGTGGATTCACATCAATCCGAATCATGGCTTCACGCAATCCAATCACCATTTGTTGTGTGCGCTGCATCAACTGCCACAATCCAGCTTTAGTCACCAGTCCTTCACGGCCAACCAATGGATCCACATCACCATTCATGTTGGTCACTGCTGGATTCTCATGATACAACACTGCAAGCTGGCGTGTGATTTGTTCAAATGGATTTGAACTCATATCTGATGGACCCCATGCTTCTCTTCTGTCTGGTGGAAGATGTCTGGAAAGTTCATCCTCCAGGTCTTCTGCCCACGCTCCAAGAATCATGCGCCGGCGCAATCCGGTATGGTCCCATCTGGCCTGCTCTCCTGCATTCAGTGCAAGTGGTTTCATTGGTTTATCATTGTACATATTTAGAACCTCAAATGACTTGGAATGTTGGTGAATCTCTGATTTTCAATAACTGGAGTTACACAATAACGCAATGCATCAACACAATGACCCCATTCATCTTTGGACCTTGCAGATTGATTCTTCTTCATGGTCCATCTCTGAATAGATTGGATTGTGCGGTTGCACTTCGGATGAATAAAAAACTGTTTTCTGGCCATGATTGAATGAATCATTGCACTGCCATAGTATACACTGTATCTTGGCTTCTTGATAGTACGTATTCTAAAGGGTAACTGTGGCATTCTTAAAATGTTTTCAAAGGAGCGCATCAACAAACTGTTTGACATCTTTCCAGATCCATTCTTGCCACTCCCAAAGTGCACATTGTCACCAGTCCACAAACATTGTGCAGGTTGAACATTGTTTCTGGAACACATCTCCAATATTGCTCTGGCATGGCTCTCAGGAGGAGCAGCACCAGAGATGTATTCATCAAGCACATACACCCATGCATCTTGAGGATTTGCCACATTGACTGCAGACAGCAATGCAATCTGTGTATTGGGCTGTGAACCATGATCAATACCAATGGCCATTGAATAATTTGCTGGTGGTGGTGGTAAACTTGAAATCATTGATTCATCAAAACAGTCAAACACCCTTCCTTCAGGTATTCCAATTACAAAGTCTCCATTCAAGCGAGCATTTCTGTCAATCGGCAAATATGTTTGGCTGATTCTGTCTATGGTCTCCTGTGTGATGGTTGGTTTGCAGTATTTTGGTGTGGTTGCATCCACTGTCAAAGGTGCTTTGGTGCAAGATATGACACCTTCTTCAACTAACTTCTGCATATATCGTACATCTTGACCAACTGGAGTCATTGTCACTGCAATGGTTCCACTTTTTCCACCGGCTCCCCCTCGAAGGGTTCTGGCAGCAATCTCATTCCAGACTTCTTGTGGCACTGGTTCATCAACATGCACAAATGAAGCTGTAAATGATGCCAGTCCAAGTCCTTGATTTGCTGTTTTGATGTATATGATGGATCCATTGTTGAATCTAACTATTGGGTTCACTCCTCTAAAGCCCTTTCCAGGTACAAACTCACAATCTGGATGCAATGACCCTTTTGGAGTCAGTGCAAACAACTTTTCTTGAATGGTCACTGACTGTTGATGTGAATGTGTGATCAAGTATGCTTGGATTGGTGGTGGATCGGTCTTCAGATATGGATGTGTTCCAAGACATCTGTGCAACAGTTCCACGCATCCACAAGTGGTCTTGCCAACTTGGTTGCCTCCAAGAAAAAGCTTGATCTTGGATGCATCTTTCAACCACTCTTCTTGTGGTGGAGTTGGACAGAAATAATCCAATGGACTGTTGTTGGCACGGGCCTTCAGGCTGCGCATTTTCTTGGTTGCTTGTTTAATCGACATCAAAAGAGACCCCAATACAAAAAGCCCCTTCTTGGATGACTTCCAGGATTGGCCGCCCTTGCAGCTTTGCAATCACGCTGCAAGTCTTCAAGAAATACAGTGTTCTTGGAATGCTTCCTTTCCTCCACCTGCTGACCAGACTTTGATTGGTCCCTATCTCCCTTGCTAACCATGCAAGTGTCTTGCCTTCCTTTGTCACACATTGTCTGGTCCATTCTCCAAAGTTCATCATTCATCCCGTGACAATCGCATGGATCACATTCACAACATTCACACACTTCACTTCTGTTCTGCTTGCTTGACATGCATCTTCCTTTTCCATCTGTATTCTGCATGGACCATCTCAGAACAGTGCATCAATGATTCAAACACCAACTGTCTTGGACTGCGCTGTTGAGCAACTGCAAACACTTCACACAATCCAATCAAGGATGGTAACTTTGGCAAATGCTTGCCACTAAACCATCGGTCAATGCTGGTTGCACTGTATCCGGTTCGATCACTCAGTTGTTCATATGTCAAACCACTTTTGTCAATCTGCAGTTCCAGCCAATGTGCAAAGTATTCATTTCCAGTGAATGTCATTTTCTTGCATCCAATACTTTCAAACACTTTTCAATCTCCATATTGTTTTCAGCACACTGTTCAATGATGAAAAATGTGTTTGCAATGTTGTTGATTTCTTCACACTCTGTTTGGCTGGCTCCATCTCCTTCACGGGTCTGCAGTCTGCAAAACATTTCTCTGCATAGCATGTCAGTGTGGTCTTTCATCCACGCTTCAGAACAGGAGACTGCAAGCAAATCTGTGCTGGTCAACTCTTTTCTGATTTCTTGGTCTCCCAACTGCAGCTGCGATTGCAATGAAGACAACTGAAGCAGTGTTGCATTTTGATTCTCGATTATTTCAGATTGTTTGTTGTTCTTGGAGTGAATCCAAGTGGTGACTGCACTGGTTCCAATCGCACCAGTCAACAATCCAATCAGTATTGCTGTGGTTATGGTCATTCTGTCTCCCTGTTTTGCTGATATGTTGGCCATCATTTCATAAAAAGGTGTCATTCTGCACTTTTGTTGTGTATTTGTATCACATTTCCCATATTTCCAATATCCGCTTCCAGGCGTTGTCTCAATATGGGTGGAAGAGAAATAATGGCATTTGAAATCTCCTGCAGCAACTGTTCATCAGTCAAGCCATCCATTTCATCCATCATCCCTTCTTCTGCTTCCACTTGTCTGATTTGTGCAACCACTTGCAGCAACTGTCTCTGGAGTGCTGCATATGCTTGCCAAGATTCAGAACTCTCAGCTTTAGCCATCCCACGTTTCAAATCAATGGCCTGCACTTTCAGCAGTTCCAATGTGTTGTCTGGCATCTCCACATCTTCTTGTTCTGGCTGTGTGTTCTGTCTGTCTTTACTGTATCCATGTCTCCTCTCCAGCATCCATGCACTGGCCTTCCAATCTTTGGCACTTGCCTGCGTGATTGTTCCAAGATGAACCATTGCACCTTCAATCTCTGCGCTTTTTACATTGTTCAGAAAAGTACAATAAGCACGCTGTTTTGGATCCTCACCTTTTTTCAACCATCCCCAAAGTGTAGTTCTGGAGATGCCTGCATAATCCGCTGCCATTTCATAAGTGCAACCAGCTGCGATTGCTTTGATGATTCTCTCTTTTCTTGGTTTGGTGAACTTGCTTGGTCTGCCTTTTGGTTTTGTCATTTTTGTTCCTGTAATCGGATTGCATCCGTTTATGGTGTCAGTTTTTTCTGGAAAAATATAATGGTAGCGCAAAAAAGTCGTGGTGGTGGCAG